TCCTCAGGGATGGGGTTACCTATGGTAGTTCTCTTAAGTTGGTTGGTGTACAGGTTGTCTCAGTAAACGGACAAGCTGGCGTTGATACAGGAGATTTAGATGCGAACGAAGTCGCTGAACTATTCGGGAAAACCTCAGGCTTTAAAACAAGCGATCCGAACGTTACTACTACTACAGATGACACGACCGAAGAAGAAGACTTCTAAGTATCGGTCAAAGTTAGAAGAGAAGGTCGCTGATTTATTAATAAACCTAGGGGTCACATATGAATATGAAAGCGTTAAGCTTGCTTATAAAATCTCCCACAACTATAACCCAGACTTTATCTTACCCAATGGAATTATACTAGAATGTAAAGGATATTGGGACAGCGAGGACAGAAGGAAGATCAAAAATGTATGCGAACAAAACCCAGACATGGACATTCGCATGGTCTTCCAAAGTCCTTTCAATAAGATAACAAAGAAGTCAAAGACAACGTATGCTCAATGGTGTGACAAACATAACATACCTTGGTGTGCGTTCCACGAAATACCAATTGAATGGTTGGTCTAATGACCGAATCAGAATTCATTGCTCACGAAGCATGTGACAATTGTGGCTCATCAGATGCTAACTCAGTTTACTCTGATGGTCACAAGTTCTGTTTCGTGTGCCACAAGTACACACCTGCAGAAGGTGAAGTTCACTCTCATCAAATGACTACCGATGTCCAATACAAAGGCTCAGCCGAACGGCTGCAGAAAAGAAACATCTCTCAGAAGACTTGCCAATTCTTCAGGATTTACAGAGACGCAGCAACTCTACGCTTCCCATATAACACAAGCGATGGAGTTCTTGCTGGATTCAAGATAAAGAATAAGAAGAAAGAGTTTTACTATGAAGGCACGGCTACTGATACTCTCTTTGCTCAGCATTTATTTCCTAGTAGCGGCAAACGGATCGTTATTTTTGAAGGGGAGTTAGATGCTGCGAGCGGTTACGAAGCTATGGCGGGGTGGCCTATGGTATCCCTACCTCATGGAGCTGCATCTGCAAAGAAAGACTTACAAAAACAACTCCCATTACTCCAAGGATACAATGAAATAGTTCTATTCTTTGACAATGACGATGCTGGACGTAAGGCTGCTGAAGAGGCAGCAGGTGTCCTACCACCGGGTAAGGTCAAGATAGCTAGACTAGATAAGTACAAGGACGCATCAGACGCACTACAAGCTAACGATGCTGACGCTATAAGGAAGGCTATATGGGATGCTGAAGAGTATAGACCTGATGGTATTGTCGAAGGCAAGACTCTACAGAAATTAGTAACAACACCATTACCACCAGCTGACCATGACTACCCATTCCAATGCTTACAAGATAAACTGCACGGCATTAGGTATCAAGAGCTTACAACTATTACTAGCGGATCTGGACAAGGAAAGTCCACGTTCTGTCGTCAACTTGCTGTTAACTTACTCACCAAAGGAGAAAGGGTCGGGTACTTGGCACTTGAGGAATCAAATAGACGCACCGCACTTGGATTAATGTCCACAGCTGTAGGTAAATCATTACACATAGGAGAACATGACCAAACAGAACTTGAAGAGCATTTTCGTAATACCATTGCTAATTGGCATCTCTACTTGTTTGATGGCTTTGGTAGTTTTGACCCGTCAATTATTTACAATCGGATCGAATACCTTGCCTGTGGATTGGAGTGTCGTATTATATTCGTAGACCATCTTAGTATATTACTAAGTGGACTCGAAGGGGACGAAAGACGGATGTTGGATCAGACAATGACCAGACTTAGATCCCTTGTTGAACGTACTGGCATTTCACTATTCCTTGTATCACATTTAAGGAGAACATCTAATGATAGGACTTCGCACGAAGAGGGAGGTAAAGTGTCCCTTAGTCAGCTCAGAGGATCTGCGGGAATTGCTCAACTATCAGATCAAGTCATTGCCCTCGAACGAAACCAGCAGAGTGAAACTGAACGAGATATTACGACTCTTAGAATTGTTAAGAACCGCTATTCTGGTGAAACTGGCTACGCTGGAAAGATAAAATTTGATTTAAACACATCACGGTTTACTGAACATGAAACTACGGGAACACCAATTTTCAATCCAACCACGGATTTTTGAAGGCAGCTCTTATGTCCATCCTTGGTACGATTATAATAAAGTATCATTGGTAGACTACTATGGTTCAGAAGGTTTACAGTTAAATAGACCGAACCCACCAACTAAAGAGGCGATGGAGAAAGCAAAGTTCGTTGATAAGACCTATCGGTGGACAAAGAAATAATGCTGATATTCGACCTCGAAGCTAACGGTCTGTATCAAGATGCCACCCGAATTCATTGCATTGCTTATCATGATAGCACACTTGATGAAACATTATCATTCAACGATGAATGTCCCGGTAAAGGGATGTCAAACTCTATCACTACAGCAGTCATGGACTTGGCACAAGCTGATTACATCGTTGGTCATAATATTATTGGCTATGATTTACCCCTTATCAGGAAACTTTATCCATTCTTCAAACCAACTGGGGTAATTATTGACACTCTACTACTCAGTAGATTATATCATAG